TTGATTCTTTAAAAAGTCTATAGTCGGATGCTAATTCTTTTCTTAACATTTCTTGAACTGCCATAGCGTTGTCGCCACGCTGTGCTGCCTTAAATGATTTCTTCTCACGGTTTAGTCCACCTGACAAATTTTTAATCATCATGTCAATGTCGCCGTATTCTTCATCTGGTTCGTTGTCATATTCTTCAAACGGTGAAGGATCTTTAATGCGAATATCTTTAGGATGTTTAGGAGCATTTGGACCGTCACCTGCATCAGTAGTAATTGCATCAACATCTGCATATGATTCTTCTGGTGCATTAGCAATTAATTTAGGCTTGTCGTTTTTAGCAATTAAGTCTCTAACCATAGCCATTGACTTGTTACCATCCATACCTAATGGATTCATTGGGCCTTCGTCGCCGTCTGGTTCTGAATGAGGCTTCACTGCAATCTTAATAGGTGTATCTGCACCATGGTCATCCATGTCATGATCTAAATCACCATCTTTGTCTAATGATTTAATAATTGGTATTTCGTTAGCATGATCCTTCTCGTGTGGATCTAAATCGCCGCTGCCGTCATAATCAGGACCACTTTGTTTTGCATCAGCTTTACTAATTAATCCTAATAGATCTTTAATACTGTCTACACCTCTAGCATTAAGGTTTACACTCATTGTTACAGGATCCGGCTCTGGCATCGGAGCAGGTGGCATTGCACTTCCACATTCTTCAACACCTTCATTTAATGTTTTCTTTTCACCTGAGACAATGCTCAAAAAATCTTTCATATCCATTTTAGTTTCCTTTTTCTGCTGGTGCCTTGTCTGCTAGTAATTCGTCGTTAACACCTTTATACTGTTCGCCAGCATGTTTTGTTTTAGTTAAGTCTTTTAAGAAGTCTGAGATACGTCTTTCACCAACTAGCTCTTGACCATCTTCTGCTTCCATTTCTTCTTGATTAAGTAACGCTTCACCGTTTTCTTCTTTAGCAGCCATTTGTTGCTGGTAAATTTCTGACGGTTCATTAGCAGTGCGTACTACAATGTGTGATGCAGGATGCGAGCATACAGTACTTAGATAATTTTCAAGAACTGCTGCGGTAGTAGGGTAATTAATTTCTACATCAAACACGGTAACTGTTTCATTTGTTAGAGTAGGAAAGTCTAATGGAGTTTCCTGAATTGGTGTTCTTTTACCGTTTGATAGTTTTTCAACAGCAAATTTTTCCATCGCTGTTTTTAGACGCGAGTTAAAATCTTCACCTAGATCACCGGCTACTTTAATTTTAAACGCATATACTTTTTTGCTTTCTGTTAAATATTCTTTAAATGATTTCATAGTAATCCCCACTACTGTATTTATTTCATATTGCGTATTTTTTCTAGCAGGCTATTTCGGTCAGTAACTAAGTATCCTTCACCGTCAATGGTTCCACTTTCTCCTTCACCAGAGTTTTTAGCCCCGTCTTGATCAAGTTTTTGCTTTTTAAGTTGTAACTCGATCATTTTTAATTTTTTGTCTATTTTACTAGATTTAGCATCAATAGCATTTTTAAGCATTGAACTAGCAACTTCAAAAACTCTTGCACTATAGCGTGGATCTACATTCATACCTAAATCCATTAGATCGTCATATGCATCAGTAGCTCGTTGAGCTAGTGCATCTAATTCTGAATCGCTTTTATCGCCAAGCCCTTTAACTTGCGGCAATGCTTTTGCTATCTTATCAAAATCATCTATATCACGAAACAGGTTTTCTGTTGGTGCGTTATCACGTGCTACTTGTTTTTCCTTAACACGTTCGTTCTTTTCATCTTCCTTAACTATTTCTTGACTTTCTGGCAAGTTTAATAGTTCTTCTAGTTTCTTAGTCATAAATGTACTTATCTCTTGCCTTGATGGAATATGTCATTCTCTGAAACTACTCTAAAGATGATCCCTTGTTGTTTACACCAAGCTCGTGCTACTTGCCATTTTGCTTGATTTTTAATATACTGTGCTTGTCGTGCTTTATTACGACCAACTTTTTCTAGTATTGCTTGATTAGCAGGTTTTACTTCCCACAACTCTGCATGCTTTTTTCCGTTTTTGTCATTGTACACAACAAAGAAGTCTGGAACATATATTGTTTGTTTACCAGTTAATGGATCTCTATAAGGTATACGTACAACTTCGCTGCCCCACTTTTCTATAGCAGCATTGTTGTCAAACATTTGCATTACTGCCCATTCCCAACTGCTTCTATAAGTTGGTGTTCGACCGCCCATATATTTGTCAGGATTTTTTAGTGTGTATTTTCCTTGTAGGAACTTTTTAGCCATCAGTTACACCAGAATATTTCGTTCTTCGTAGAAGTTTCCTGAGGCGTTTTGTCTATAACCTAATGTTGATGTTTTTTCTCTATTGTAGTTTAAAACTTCTGTTACTATTGCAGATAACTGTACATCTTCTAAACCTTGTAATGTATTAAGTAAAGTAAACGGATTTACTTCATCAAGTTTTGCTTGTTGTAGAAGTATAATTGATGTAGACTGACTTGCTAGTCTATCGAAGCCCCTTTTTTCAAAGAAGCCGACTAGTGCATCTATTTGCGCCGCTGGAAAACTAATTTGTGCATTAAAGTATGCATCAAAAAAGTTTTTTACTTTTTCTCCAGAATCACCACTATCGGCATTTGGATCTACTGGTAAATTACTTGCTGTACTCATATTAACTCGCTGTTGCTATTAGTTTATCTGCTAGTCCGTTTAATTTAATATTTCTTCCACTATCAACTAATCCGTCAACTGCTGCGGCTGCACCTGCTCCTGGCGGTACTACACCAGATTTAATTGCTAAATCAGTTAATGACTGTTTAAGCGCAGGATTGCTTGCCAATGCTGCTTGACGCTGACTCGGTGTATTTTGTTTTACATTTGAAGTTGGTGCGGTTGCTGGTGTCGGTTGGTTTTGTCCGTTGCCACCTGATTTAGGGAACAATGTGTTAGCAACTCCACTGGTATCAATACCAGCAGTTGCACCAATTGCACCTTTAACTATTCCGTAACCTTCTTCTCTTAATCCTTCTTTCGTTAACGACTTAGTTTGTTTGTATATTCCTACGCCTTTAATAAGGGTTCCTAAACTAAATCCGTTCCTTGCTGTATCAGATAACAAACTTCCTACATTATCTAACACTCCACCAGTTCCAAAAAGGCTTGATGTAGATCTTAATGCGCTCGGTGAATGGTCATAAATTTCAGCAGCAAATCCTGACGGATTGCCTCTACTTACACTACCTTGTGCATATATTACAGACTCGTATGCAATCGTCATTCTGTTAGCAAGAGTTTCACTACTTGAATTGTTTAATGACGCATGATCCCATCCGCTAATAAGAGGATTGATTAATGTGTAACACTGATAGTTATGTTTTGCTAATTGAAATATCTGTATAGTTGTAAAGAACGGTGCAGTTGAACTATTATCTAAACCGTATCTATATTTGTTTAATTCTTCGCCTTTGAATGTATTTCTTTTATATGCTGCCGGAACTGATGGTGCTGGATTCCCTGATGCAAATTTTGCAACACCTAATAAAGATCCTATTCCCGGAGCAATGCTTCCCAAATATTTTCCAGCACCACTTAATAGTCCGCCAGCAGTTGAAGATCCTTTACTAGAACCGTGTTTACTGTCACCATAATAATAACCATAGTATGACGACCATAAACTTGTAGTAATACCAGCATTGTCATCATGAAATGTTAAACTGACGTCGTTATAATCTAATCGTGTTTGAACTGCTTTTTTTCTATTATACTGTATAGGTCGGTCAACGGATATTTTAAATTTTGGTAATTCTGCTTCTTTAACCAACATGTTTAAAGCAGTACCATTTGCAATGCTAACTCCGGCAGCCGGGTTAATATTAAACACCACATGATAAAGAAAACTAACTTTAGGCGCATATTCCATCGCCTGAGAGTTGTATAAACGTGCTGCGTGTTGGAAGTCACCTAGACTCCCTTTAGGACTTGTTGCCCCATCAAACACACTACTTAAAAATCCATTGAGAAAGTTTGCCATACAAATATTTATCCGTAACTATTAAGTGCGTAGATAATAAAAAAGGCAGCACGAATGCTGCCTTTTGATACCGTAATCCGGCATATTGCTCCCGGCCTTTGTTATTATAATTAACCGCCTGTGACTAATGTGCCTAACGCTCTTCCTACTGCTGTACCAATGCCAGTGCCTTGTGGTGACTGTACTGCATTGTCGTAACGTATAGACAAGTCAATTGCCATTACATCACTATTGCCGTAGTTCATTGAATTATAGTTTGCAGACTTCAAGTAGCAACCATATAGTTCCCAAGTCTCTAAAATGGTCGGTGTGTTAGCACCATTGCCACCGTCGAGCATTTCAATGCGTGTAGTAAACTTATAATCGATGCCAGATGCAGCTGAACTTTGTTCAAAGAAATCAAACTGTTTCTGTAATTGCTCACCTACTAGTTTTTGTACTGCACCAGTAGCATCATCACGTATTTTAACTGAAATATCTTCCCAGCTATGTTTACCTGCTAACTTAACCATCGAGTTATAAACGTGTACATTGATATCTTCAAACGATAGGTTTGGTCTACTTGCTTCCATTACCTGCTTAGTTAACTCAGTAGTTGGTGTACTAACTCCAAAGTTTTCAAAGTTTACCCTAAAACGATATTGCAGTTTTGGCATCAACAAGCCTTGTGAGCTTGCTGACTGACTACTGGCTAAGGGTACGGATAATCTGCTTAATGTTGAAATTGACATTCTTTATTCTCCTGTAATCTTATTTATCTTAGCCTTATAAACCTGCAATTTCGCCAGTGTTCTTGAGTCTTACTGGAATGTAAATAAACTCAACTGCTTTAACTGGTTCAATAGCAATGTCTACGTAAAGCTCGTTACGATCAATTCTATTTGGTGTGTTGTTACTTTCGTCACACACAACTAGGAAGTCGTATAGAGCACGTTGTCCGACTAATTCTAATAATAAACTTTCAACCTGCTGTTTGATCTCATCGCGTGTGATCTTGTCATTAGGTTCAAAGATATATGGTTTCGCTAGTTTGTTTAACTGGCTACGTAAGTAAATTACCAAACGTGCTACGTTAATTCTGTCTAGCGCACTTGCATTTCTTGCACGAGTCTTCTGACCAAAGTTAACTAAGCCAGCGCCTGTGAAGAACGTAATTGGATTAACTTTAACATCGTAAAGTGTATCACGTTGTCCTTCGTTTAGTGCAATTGACTTAAATTCACCTTCGTCATCAACATAACCAACTGCTGTTGCGTTAGTAATGCCACCGCGTCTTGTACCTGCTGGTGCAAACCATGGGTAACTAACTTGGTCACTTAGTGCCATCATGCGTAAAATCATGTGACTTGGCGGAACTGCAACGTCATTTCCTGCGTTGTCGCTTGTAAAGCCCCATGGATAAAATACACCTAAGTATTCATCGTAACTTACAAGACCGTTGTCATCGTCTTGTAGACTTAGTGCAACATTGTTACCCCAATCATTGATTGAAGTAGCATCTGCTGGTAGTCTAGCAGGACTGTCACCAACTACAAATGCTGTTAATCCGCGATCGTAGTTTAGAGTTACCATTTCGCCAATTAGCTCTGGATAACCAGGGCATGCCATTAAGTTGAAACTACGCACTTCAGTATCACGAATTTCTTCATTGCTGTTAACTAGTGCTTGTAGTGCCTGGATAACAACCTTACGCTGTGCATGTCTGCCAAATGATCCGCTACCGTCGTCTTGGTTTCCTGATTCAGTAACCCAACGGTGTGCGTAGTAGCCGCTCATGCTAACATCGTTCATACGCTTGTTATCTTCTGTTACGTCAACATAGTTACGAACAAACTTCTTAACATTAAATCCACTTCTACGTAAGTTCCATAGTAACATACCTTGTGGATAAAGTGCAGGATCTGGAGCATCAAAGTCTAAGAAATCACTGATCCATAAATCAGCAATTGTTGCTGGATCTTCATCAGCGCCGGCAGTTGCCCAACGTGCATCTGCAAATAATACGCCGTTTTCTGTAGTTTGATCAGACTTATCTAGTAGATCCCATTTTAATGTGTCGCCATTCCAACGTTTAATCATTGGATAGTTTTCTAAATCCGAAGTATCAATCCATAGTTGGCCGTCTGCGTTTGCATCGATACTAGTTGTACCGTCGCTAAATGTTGTTGGTTCACTAGCAGAAACAATTGGACC